TTCAAAGCAGCGGCTGATCTAAGAGTCATACAAGAAAGTCAAGAAAACTATGCTAGATCAACAGGAACTTCCTTATCTCTTTTAACGTCTAGAATTCAAGAAGCTACAGATGGAGTTCTTACTTTCCAAGAAGCTGCACAAGCAGTATCAATTGGTACTGCTTCTGGACTAAATAGTGAACAATTAACAGGTCTTGCAAAAGTTGCTAAAAATGCTTCTTTAGCTCTGGGTAGAGATTTAAGCGACTCTTTTGATCGTCTTGTTAGAGGTGCTACAAAAGCAGAACCAGAACTGTTGGATGAATTAGGTATTATTCTTCGACTAGAAACTGCTACACAAAAGTATGCAAATGCTCTTGGTAAAAATGCAAAAGATCTTACAGCCTATCAAAGAACACAGGCAGTGGTAAATGAAGTTCTTGAACAAGGTAATCAAAAATTTGATGATCTTGGAGGGCAAGTAAATAAGATAGCAAAACTTGGTAAAGCCTTTAATGATTTATTAAAAGATGTTAAATCTGTTTTAACACCCATTGCAGAGTTTTTTGCAGGTGCATTATCAAATAATGTTCTTGCTTTGGCGGGAGCTTTTACTTTGCTGGGACAAGGAATATTAAAAGCAATAGTACCTGTTCCTCCTGCTCTAGCTGATATTGGCGAAGCCGCAGATGCTGCAACAAAAAGAATTCAAGCAGCTCTTCCTGATGATCCTTCTGCTTTAGGAAAGAACATAGCTTCTGGAGATATTGGCGGAAGAGAAATCGCAGCTCTTGAAAGAACAACTACTGCTGCTAGCTCAAAAGTAATAGACTATAGTAAAACTACTAGAGATGCAGTAAAACGAGATGTTGCAATTATTAAAGCACAGCATGAAGCAATGATTGCACAAAACACTGCAGGCTTTAAAAGATATACAGCAAGTGCAAAAGCAGAGCTATTTGCTCTGCAGGCAACGCACGGTAAAGTTATGGGAACCATGGCTGCAGGAGTAGCTCAATTTGGAAGACTAGCAAGTAGAGTTATTGGAGCCGCTGGACTTATAGGGCTTTTATTTACAGCTTTAGGAGTTATAAAAGAATTACTAAATCAATTAAAAGATCCAGCATTGATAAGAGCTTTGGAACTTTCAGGAGCTATAAGATCTGCTGCAGAAGAGCAAAATCAAGCAATTGGTGATCTTTTAGATAATTTAAATAATAAATCAGGCACTGTGCAAGAAAGAATGACTGAATTAGCAAATGTTATTGCTAATTTTGATTTTAGACAATTTGAAAGAGTTCCTTTAATAATCGGAGACGTTAGAAGAAGTGTAGGTAGTCAAAGAAGAGGAATAGGAATTGAGTTTGATCAAAAAAATCTTGATAATTTTGTAGGAGCAGCACGAGCAGCGGGAGAAGCTTTACAGCTTCAAATAAGAGTTTTAAAACAAGCAGGGAAAGATACTTCTGCTTTAGAACAAAAATTTGAAGAACTTAACACAGCTGTAAATAATTTTGAAAAAGCGGCGGATGCAGCTTCGGCCGGCCGGTTTAAAGGCAGTTTAGAAGATTTTCAAGAAAGAGCAGGAGCAGTAGAAACTGCTCTTAACAGCCTTGAACCTACAACAAAAAAAGCTACAGCAGGTTTAGTTGATCAAGGAGCCGCATTTAAATCTCTTACTCAAATAGGAGAAGAATATCGTGATTTTACTGCAAGCTTAGCCCAAACAGGTAGTAGTTTTGAAAGAAGTTTAACAATTACTAAAAATGCTATAGACTCTGTAACAGGCGCATTAGGAAAAGGAGATCCAGATGCACCCTTCTTAAAAGTTTTTCAAGAAGATAAAGGCGGCGCAGATATTTTAAATATTCTTAAAGGAATAACCGATGAGCAAAAAGATAGTATTACAGTCGCTGAAGTTCTTGAGAGATTACAAGCAAAAAGAACTAAAACTCTTCAGTTAGAAAATGCAGTGCATCTCCAAGCTCTAAAAACTCAAACACTTAGAGAACAAGTATTAAGAAATACTACCCCGTTACAGCAAGAAGCTTTAAATAATGAGTTTCAGCAAAGAAATATTATAGATCAGATCGCAAAGTTAGAGGCTGAACGTGCTCAATTGATCATGAATGAAGTTGACATGGGTAGCACAGAAGCTAAAATAAATAACGAAAATCTTAAATTATTAAATGCACAACTTGAAACACTTAGACAACAACGCGACGAACTTCTTCAAATACAAAATGCGGCTAAAAATGCTTTTGAAGGAGCAACTCAAAAAGGAATAGCAGAACTTATAAAAGGTGAAGAGAGTAGTATAAAAGATGCTATGCTTAAAATTGCAAAAGCAACTCTTTCTGCAATAGCAGATACTCTTGCAAAACAGTTAACTGAAAGAGTCACTGGTCTTCTTTTTGGAACACCCGAACAAAAAATAAAAGATGCAATGAAAGAAGCTGCAGATTATCACGCAGCTAAAATTAAAGAAGCGGTTGGTGCTGGAACAGGTTTAGATGTTGCTGCGGGAGCGTCCTATTTACCTCCTGGAATTTCTTCAGGCTCTATAGATGATATGATAAATGAGATTGCAGCAATGCCAAAATCAAAAGAAGGTACGAGTACGAAAAAACCTGAAACTCTTTTTGAAAGATTTTTCGGCAAAGAAAAAACTACAACGTCAAGATCCGATACAAAAGGTGCAGAAGAAGTTACAGTAACAAAAAGAGTTGGAGGAAGCGTAACTAACTTTTTAGGATCATTAGGCGATATTTTTGATAAAAATGCGGATGGCGGCTTTGTAGAAAAGTTAGGAAACGCGTTTGAAGCAGGAGGAGGTATCTTTAAAGATCTTTTTGGGGGTTTAGGAGATATATTCGGAAGCCTTATGCAAGGTCTAGGAGGCGGAGGTTTTGGAGGACTTTTCAGTCTCTTTGGATTTGCAAAGGGAGGTGTTGCAATGGGAGGCTTCCGCTCAGCTGCCTATGCTTCCGGAGGTATTGCGACTCGGCCAACTTTAGGATTAGTAGGTGAAGGTAAACATAATGAAGCAATTGTTCCTCTACCTGATGGAAAATCAATTCCTGTTTCTATGCCAGGAGGCGCAGGACAGCAAAATAATGTAGTTGTAAATGTAAATATTGATTCGGATGGTGCAGTAACACAAGAAACTGAAGGTCAAGGATTAGACTTAGGAACAACTATTGCAAACCTTGTTCAACAAGAACTTTTAAATCAAAAACGACAGGGCGGTATTCTTAATCCAAATGGAGTGGCATAATGGCAGTTTATAAAATAGTAGTTCCTCAAGGTGGATACGATGGTACAAATCCTACTGCAAATGAAGATATAGCTCTGGATAGAGGTGCTACGCGTAGAGTAACACAACGAGTTCTTACTGCTCAATTTGGAGATGGCTATTCTCAAAGAGTCAAAGCCGGTATAAATCCTACTGATGAAATTTTTAACGTAAAGTTTGGTAATAGATCAAGAGCAGAAGTAAATAAATTAGCTGCTTTTTTTGACAGGCAGTCAGGTTCAAAATTTAGTCTTGTAGTTACTGAGCACAATGAGTCCGATAATACAATTAAAGTGGTTTGCGATCAATACAATATAACATATATTAATTCTGAGCTACATACCCTTTCAGCAACTTTAAAAAGAGTTTTTGAGCCGTGACAGATACAGTAGATAAGGTACAGCAACCTCAGATAACTACAACGCTAACTGATACTTATACAAATTCTCATGAAGTATTAGATAGTTTTGTTGAGCTATTTGACATTACTCTTCCTGGCTATGACCCAGGCACAGGGAATGGTAACTATTTTTTATTTTCCGGATTAGATGATGAAGGAACGGATAAAATTGAGTTTCGTAATAATGAGTATAGTGCAATACCTATTGAAATAACGGGAATAGAGGTTGCATCTTCCGGTGCTATTGCAAGGCCGACACTTACGGTTGCAAATATTCCAGTATTATCAAAAACTATAGATAATCAAGAAATAACTTTACATAATATTCGAGATCCGTCAATACGTGGCGCTCCTATTGACGGAACCTTAAATGCTGGGTTTGAAACTAATGATGATCTTATTGGAACTAAAGTAGTTTATAGACAGGCTTTTTTATCTGACTGTAATACTGGTTCTGCGACTCCTAATGAATTTCCTCCACAAGTTTATTATATAGATAGAATAGCATCTGAAAGTAATATTTTTGTAATTTTTGAGCTTGCCTCTCCAATGGATGTTGAAAGAGCAAAAATTCCTGCAAGAAATGTAATCGGGCAGTACTGTCCTTGGCAGTATCAAGGAAGAGAGTTAGGTTTTGGAGGCGGATGCACTTGGAGATATACAGACTCTGAACAACACTCTTTTTTTCGCAGTGATAATACAAGAATTCTTGATGCTAGTATAACTACATGGAATGATACTACAAGTTATACTGCTGCAGTGGGAGATCAAGCTGCGAGTATTGTTAAAACTACAGAAACAACAGGGCCAAACGTCTCTGCAGGAAACTTTATTATAGGTCAGCTTTATAAAATTGTAACTACTGGTACTACAAATTTTCAATCTATAGGTTCTATTAGTAATGCTGTAAACACAATTTTTAGAGCAACAGCTGCGGGCTCTGGAACTGGAGTAGCACAAGAAATTTCTAATCAAGTACAGATATGGGAAGCTTTGTTTGACAATACAGACAAGGATCCTAGACACCATAGAAAATATTGGAAAAGAATTGATTTATGTGGAAAAAGTTTAACTTCTTGCAAAATAAGATTCCAAGGAAATGCGAGTGATGATACTTTAGATAGTGCAGTTCCTTTACCTTTTGGAGGCTTCCCAGGCTCGAAGAAATTTAAGTGATAGACGAAATAGAAAAGCATTTTGAACAAGAGTATCCTAGAGAGGGGTGCGGAGTAATAGGAATTGTAAAAGGTAAAAAACAGTGGTTTCCTTGCACAAATCTTGCAAGAGGAGAAGAAAACTTCATTTTATCTTCAACAGAATACTTGGATATAAAAAGGCGGGCAGATATTTTTGCTATTGTTCACAGCCATCCAGATGAGTCTAATGAGCCCTCTCAACATGATATTGATTGCTGCAATGCTCTAGGTATTCCATACTATATTTTTAGCTATCCTACTATGGAGTTAAATATAGTAGAGCCAAAAAAACGGGCATATCCTCTTATCGGAAGAGATTATAAGTTTGGAATTACAGATTGTTTTGAAGCTATGAGAGACTGGCTAGCTAAAGAAAATATAAATATTCCTCCACGAGAGCCTTTTGAAGATAACTGGTGGAAGAATAATTTAGATTATTTTACAGAAGAAAATATAAAAAATTGGAAGCATAAAAAAGTTGATACGCCCGAAAAAAATGATGTTTTAATATTTAAAGTTAGATCAAATACTGCAAATCATTGTGGAGTATTTTTAGGAAATGATGTTTTTTATCATCATGCAGAGAATAGATTATCTTGCCGAGAAAATTTATATCCTTTTTGGGCAGAGCATTTAGTAGGAATATATCGTTATGTTGCGTAAAGTATACTTAGAAGGTGAAATTGCTGATAAGTTTGGTCATGAATTTGAAATGGATGTATCTTCTTTTGGAGAGGCTTTACAATGTTTTGAATTAAATTTTCAAGAATTTCGTGAATATATGCTAAGTTGCCATGAACGAGGAATAGGTTTTGTTTGTTCAGTTGCTGATGATGCTTTAGACTACGAAGATCAACTTCTTTTAGAGTATCCTCAGGGCAGTTTAACAATACAAGCTTTACCTCAAGGTTCAAAGGGAGGGTTAGGAAAAATATTTTTAGCGATAGCTCTTATTGTTGTTACTGCAGGTGTAGGTGCTGCCGTTCTTAATGCTGCTACTTTTGGTTTGGGTAATTTTGGGCTTGTAGCAGGATTAAAGTTTGCCGCAGGAACTGTACTCGGTAAATTAGCAATAGGATTAGCAATAAACTTGGCAATAACAGGACTACAAGAAATGATGGCTCCTGATCCTTCTGTAGATATACAACAAGATCCTGAAGATTATCTTTTTCAAGGATCTGGGCAAAATTTAATCGAAGGAGATCCTGTTCCTGTTTTATATGGTCAGTTGAGAATACCTGGCAGACCAATCTCTTTTGAAATTAAAAATGCGGCAAGAAGTTTTGTAGACTATGATCAACCTTTATTAGATTCTCCTACTCAAGGAGCTCAAAATAATGGCCCAGATAATGATCATGGATCTAAAAGAGATGGAAGGTAATTTATAATGTCATTTGGAGCTTCAAAACAATTTATAGGTATAACAGATATGCTTTGCGAAGGGCCTATTCAAGGTTTGGTAGATGGCAAAGCTTCTGTATACATAAATAATATTCCTTTTGAAAAATCAACTGTCGTAGGCACTATGAATGAAACGGTGAATGGTACTTTTGGAGCACCTACGCTCTCTTCTTCCGGCACTACTGTTACAGTATCAAATATAACAATAACCGATGATGATATTGGAAAGTTTATTCATGTTGTTGTAGAAGAAGTATCTAATATAACTATAACCGTTCAACCGGTTGGTTTTCCTGTTAATGCAAGCTATATGAGTGCAACAGGAGCCGGTTTAAGCACTGACTTTAATACTATAGGAACTCCTTCAACTTACTTACGTTGTGTACGCCCCGGAGGTGCAGAACTAGTAGCGGATGGTTCCGCGTATGATGGAAATACTAATACACTACTTCTTCACTCTAATGTTAATCAACTTGCAAATCAGTATCAAACAATGGGTTCGTGGACTATTCAGCGAATAAAAACGGTTAAAATTGTTTCTAGAACTAATGATACCACTATAGTAGTTGATAGCAGTTTTGGAACCAATCTTTCAAATGCATCATTTTTTATAGAAGAAACCAGAACAATTAGTTCAAATATCGATGATTTAAATGGAACTGTTTCTAAGTTTGATGGATCTACAGTACAATTTAGACGTGGCACATTAGATCAAGCTCCTCTAGAGCAAGTGAATAGTTTATCTGGCGGTGTAACTATAACTGGACAGGGCAGCGGTGTTGCATTAAAGCAAAGTTTTGATTCTACTACAAGCCCTGTTTCTACTACTACCGCATTTGGATTTCCTTTATACAGTACTAATGGTTACCCAGAGGATCAAACTTTTGCGGATAATAGAGCGGCTCCTATAGTAATTCCCTCTAGCGCCTCTACTGGACCACACTTTGGATTGAATGCTGCACAGAAAAAACAAGTAGATGAACTTGGAATTAGAATTAACTATCCTTCTTTAATAACTCATAATAATGAAGGTGGTGATAAAGAGGCCGCAAGCGCTATTTATGTATTTCAAATTGGAATAAAAGGACCGGGAGAAACAGACTTTGGAGACTACCAAACTTTATTTAGCCAGAATGGAGGAAGAGTAGTACATACTGATAAAACCACTGCTGGTGTCTCCTTTGATCATACAATTGGATTAAATCGTTTTAAACCTTTTGATGACTTTCGAATTCGTATTATTCGATTGACTCGAGATGTAGGATTGCCTGTTTGGAGTAATGGTACAACAGGTGGTAGACCAATATCAAACGATGAAAAGAAAAAATGGACACTTCAAGCTTCATCAAGTTTAAGTGGAGCTGACTTAAAAGCAACTATAAAAGATAAATTTATTTACCCTTTTACAGCCCATGCTGGAATTACTTTCTCATCGAGAACATTTGGTAGCCTTCCTAGTCGTAGTTATTTACTTCAAGGTTTAAAAGTTAGAATACCTACAGCATATACTCCTAGAGAATATTCTGATGATGGAGTTGCAAAATACGAAGCATTTTGGAATGGAGAGTTTAAAAAAGATATAGATGGCACTCATCAGCTTTTTTATACAGATAATCCTGCTTGGGTATTTTATGATATTATAACAAATAATAGATATGGTGCAGGAGAATGGATTGATCGCAATCTAGTAAATAAATTTGCACTTTATAGAATTGCAAAGTATTGTGATGAATTAGTACCTGATGGAAAAGGTGGATTTGAACCAAGATTTCGTGCTAATCTATATTTGTCTAAATCTGCCGAAGTATATAAAGTTCTTAAAGACATGGCAACAGTCTTTACAGGTATGTTATACTGGTTAGACGGTAAAGTAACTCCTGTTCAAGATGTTCCTTCAGACCCTGTATATACTTTTTCAAAAGCAAATGTTGTAGATGGAACTTTTAATTATGAAAGCTCTGGAAGAAAAACCAGATCTAATCAAGTAGTTGTAAGTTGGAATGATCCTAGCGCTAACTATGAGCAAGTGCCTTTAATTGTTGAAGATAGAGAAAATATTGTAAAAACTAGAAAAATTATTTCTCAAAAAGCAGTCGCCATGGGAGCTACTTCCGAAGGCCAAGCCTATAGATATGGAAGATGGAAGCTTTTTACTGCACAAAATCAAAAAGAAGTTGTAAGTTTTAGAACTGGAATGCAGGGTGCGTTTATACGTCCTGGAGATATTATAAATGTACAAGACAGAGATAGATATGGAGTTGATTTTAGTGGTGTAGTAAAATCAATAGATGCAGGTTCTCCAAATAGAGTAATTTTTGACAGAAAAATTACCCCTTTAAGCGGTGTTAATAAATATGAGCTAAGTACGATTGTAACTAGGTTTGCGGCTTTTTATACAGGTTTAGATCCTATACGAATTGATACAAATGGCTATAAAGTTACTAGCGGGGGAACTCTTTTTAATAGAGGAGATAGATTTACAGCAAAATTTTGGAATCCTGATACAACTCCTGATACTCCTGCCACCTTTGACTTAGATCTCGTATCAGATATTTATGCCCTTAGCACAGAAAATGCAGAAAAAGCGGTTACTAATGCATTCACTGTTTTTGAAGAAACTAACGGGCCTTTAAACAGCGACGGAGACAATGTAGCTGGGGCAGGAACTCGATATAATAGTACTCCCCTACCTTTAGAATGGAAAGAGTACACTTATGTTGTTACTAAAACTGTTACAGTTGAAGATGTTACAATTGGTGGTGAAACTTTTACACGAGCAAATGTTGATTTAAGTAAAAGTACAAACTATGAAACAGCAGAAAGACCTGTATCGGGCACTATATGGGCATTACAAGCGGAAGACAATAACGAAGTAGAAATTTTAGGCTCAAAGAAAGAGTATAAAGTTTTAGCAATTGCTCCTTCAGATGAGAAAAATACTTTTCAAATAAGTGGAGTAGAGCATTTTAATGAAAAGTTTGATGCAGTTGACTTAGACTATGCTCTAGGAACTACTCCAACAAATGTTTTTCCTACCATTGAAGATGAAGATGAGTTTGTACCTCCTCCAGAGCAGCTTTATGTAGCAATTGACAGTGATTCTTCAAAACCTGGCGAAGAATTAACAATATCTTGGACAGTTCCTCAAGAAACTTTTACAGATACTACTACTACACCCCCTACTATTAGGAAACGAGAATATTCTTTCTTGGATGGTTTTGAGTTACACCATACCGTTCCACATATAAACTCTCCAATTGTAACAGATAAATTATCGCACAGATTTGAAGCACTTGAAGACAATCTGTATACTTTTAGAGTTCGAACTGTTTCGAGAAAACAAAATTATTCTGATTTTATTTCTACAAAATATGATGTCTCGGATCAATATGGTGCAGATGTTCCAAGAATTGTTGGAGGGTTACCAAAAGGCATAATTTCAAGTTCAACTTTTAACTATTCTTTTGATAATGGAGCATCAAGCGGACTAACTGAAGCTATAAGATTTGCAGGGGATTCAGCAGCAGGTTTTTCTATAGGAAATGCTCTTGATCAAGCTTCTTCAGTTGCAGTTAGTTTATCTAGTATAACTGTAGAGGGTATAGGAGCAGCTTCAAATAGAGAAACTCTTAGACAGACTCCCACATGGTATTGGTTACTACTTGATGGAGGTACTCATTTAGCTATATGGGATACTGATAGTTTAAAAAATCTTCCTTTTTACAGAAAATTTGATAATACTCCCGATGCTCCAGGATGGAGAGGCACAAGTCAAAACACTACCACTGTTTGGCTTAATCAAAGTAGTGGTTGGACGATTGCAGCCAATTCTACTAGACTTACAAAAGGTGGAGCCACTTTTACCTGCGCTCTTAGAGATATTTTTCTTTTTGAAAATCCAAATAAGTTACAGGCAAACTATGTATCAGCAGTTACAAGAAGTTCAACTGAAGTTATATTAAGTTGTTCAAGCAATCATAATTTAGATACCGGCGATAAAATTATTGTCGAAGAGGTTGGAGGGTCAACTCAGTTAAATAATAAAACTTTCTTTATACAAGCAACCTCTGGTACTCAGGTAAAATTATTTACAGATGAAGCTAGAACAGTTGCAGTTGATAACCAAACTATTACGGGAGCCTTCACTGCTGGAGGATGGTTTAGAAAAGTAGACGCTCAAGCAGCTAAAGTTACTGCTGTTATCTATGAAGATGATGGTAGTTCTATTAAAGAAGTTATTCTAGATCGAAGTTTCCCTGCAGCATTCTCCGGAACTATTTGGAAAGCCGCGTACCGACCAGATTATAGAGATGATGCAGTATTTGGTAGAATTAGATGGAGTTCAAATTCAAATGGAGTCAATAACTTTGCGGTTGATAAATTTATTACTCTAAGTGATACTTTGGCTCAAGGAAAGTTCGTAGCTTTAGAAGCAACTCCGGATGTTATTCAATACGATACAAACTCTGCTGGAACTCAAGTACAAGAAACCACATTTACTAATATACAAGTAACTGCAACAGCAATTGGATTTGACGAACCTCAGTTTAAAGTAGACTCAGCTACTTCAAATGAGTTTAATCGAACAGATGAAGTTTTAGAAAATCAAGGATTTTCTGATCCTGCTTCCGGAGAGTTTACCAAAACATTTACACTTCATAACTCTAATGCTCTTGCTTATGGTACTGGAGTTGCTCTACCTATAAAAATTGAGGTTCGAGAAAAGAATAATGTTGGATTAAACGCTTTTGGAACAACCGATATTATCCGAGTAAAAGATGGAGCTGAAGGTACTCAAGGAAGAACAGTAGAGTTAACAGCAGAAGACTACTCGGTAATCTATAAACCCGGAGGAACAACTCCTACTCATAGCGGTACTGCTTCGAATGGTAGCGCTATAACACTAACTGCAACTGCTAGAAATTTTGCTGCAAATCCTGAATTTAAATTTAGTGTTAATGGCACTCAGCAACAAGCTTTTTCTACCACTGCAACTTTTGATTTTGCAGTTCCTGCCACTAGAGGTAGCGCAACTAGTGCAGTCATAGAGGTTGAAGTACAAGAATCTGGAGGAAGCACAGTACTTGCTACTGACAGTATCTCTATCATTTTTGTAGAAGAAGGAGAGAGTGGAATTGCAATTTCAAATTCAAATTTTGCACACTCTATAACCACAGAAGCCGATGGAAGTTTTGGATCTGGAAACTTTCCTAGAACTCTTACAGGATCGGGAACAACTTTAGAAGTATTTTTAGGAGGTCAAGTAGGAACATATGTTGGAAAAACTTCAGGAGCAGCATTTGGCCATGCAACATCACCAGGCAATCCAACTCTAGCAAGAGGCACTTGGTATATTAAAAGTGCTAGTCCCAATGGTAATAGCCCCTTTGCGGTAGGAAATATTACAGGCGAAGCCAATGAGGTTGTTACTATTGCAGATGCAACTCTAACTGCAAATACGAGCGGTACTGGAAATACTCAATTCTTCGGCGATGATGTTGAAACATTTACATGGACTATAGTTGTTGGAACTAAAGAGGGCAATGCAGAAGTAACAACAAGACAAAGTATTGCTAAATCAAAAAGAGGTGCAAATGCTGTCGTTGTATTACTAGATAATGATAATGTAACTATTAAAGATAATGATCTTTCGGATACTCAAGCAACTATTACAGTTCTTGAAGGAACAACGCCCCTTACTTTTGCAAATAAGACTACAGCTAACTTAAATGCAGGAGAGTTTAATATAGGTATTTCGGTAAGCACTGGTGTCGCATCAGCTAACAACTTGGCTACTGGGGGCGTACGCTCTACTACTAATCCTGTTGCTGATCTAAGCGGCTTTACTGCTACTAGTGGAACAAGAACTCTTAGAATTAACGGGCAAACTGCTGATGGAACCGCTTTTGGCCCAATAGATAAAGTTCAAACTTTTACAAAAGTAGATACAGCAGATGAAAGTCCTAGAATTGTAACGGGGTACTTATACTATACCGGAGGTGCTTCAGATAGTCAGAGCACAGTCCAAACTGCGGTAAATAATTTAAGCCTCAGTGATAGAGCTTATACTTTTTCAGCTTCAGGAACTGATGGAGCATTTGCCAGTTTGGATGGTGTATTTAGCCATAGTCCGCCTACAGTAAGCACTACTAGAACTAATATTTTTTATGTCCCGTATACAGCGACTGAAACTGTAACAGATGGAACTCGAGATGGAACAGGCGTAGCAGCCTTAGGAACTCTATCTACAGGAACACAGTTTAGTGGTCTTGTTACTTTTAGTGGTAATCAATTTTCTGCTCCAGGTAATAATAACTTTTTTAATATTACTCAAATAGATGGCGGTACTATAAACACTGGTACAATAAAGTCTGTAGGAGCAACAGATAGTCAAGGCAGCTCAATTTCAACTTCTAA